CCTACTTTTTCTACAAACTCTTCAAAATCTGGAGTTAGCAGATGTACTAGTGTTTTCTTTAACGTAGGGAATTTAGCGAGTAGTTCTGGTGTTGGATCTACTACTTCTTCCTTATCCTCTACTTCTCCTGCATCAGGGAATTCTGTATCAGGAGTCTCTTCAGTCTCTTCTTCGGGAGTTTCTTCTTCATCTCCTTCTGCCTCCGATACTAATCCTTCTGCTAGAAGCTCGTAATAAGCTTCCTCAATAATACTCTTTAAGTCCTGCTTATTCATATTAATTATATCTACAGTGATCTTTTCCTGTTAAGAAAGGTCTCTTACATTGTGTACCTTTAACGTGCACTCTTCCACACTTACCGCAACAAGTAGCTTTATTTTCATTGACACCTGGTTGCTTATTTTCAAAGTCTTTCTTAGTAACTAAATTCTCTTTTCCGTCTTCGAATTTTAAGCGAATATAATCACCTTCTTCTCCGACTACTGTAGCGTATCTGCTCCCAAACATTACTTCCTGTCCTACTAAAGCTTGATAATCTCTAGCTTCTTCTAGATCTACTTCAGGTGGTGCATTGTCGATCTGAGCATCGATTTCTGGTTCCTTAGTTTCAAACTCTAGATAGTGAGTAGCTTTTGACATGTACTCTCTAGCCATCATTACCTTCTGCTGCCACCAGTTTGGGAAATCTACTTGATCTTCTTGTTGCTCATAGTGACGGAGTAATTTATATAACTTAACAGCATACTCTGCAGTATCGAAAGCGTATTGTTTTAGCATACCTGGTTCGTCGTCAATATGACCTACTGAGATAGTTTCTTCGACTGCTATCACTTCTCCGGGTTTTGCTTTATCTACAGATGTAGTATCTGGTACTCCTTTTTTCTTTAGAGCTGCTTTTATATCTTGCTTATTAGTTGCAGTAACATGCATTTGAGTTACAACTTCCTCTACTCCGTCTGCTGCTGCTTTGATCTTATCAACATGACCTTGAATATAAGAATGCTCTTGCTCTAGTCCCATCATTTGAGCCATCGACATAATCTGACTAGCTACTGTTTCTGCAGCAAATACATCTGCTTCGGTAGCTCCTCTTTCTAACGCCATCTCCTCCATTGCAAATAAAGCATCTTGTAGCTTAGCAGCTCTTACTGCTAGATCCATATCTTCTACTTTACTTTCAATATCCTGGTATAGAGTTTTAGCTCCTGGGCACATATGGTAGTGCTTAGTCTGATAGTCTCCTACTTGAAGTTCTAAATTAGGGTCAGTCTCGTGCTCAGAGATTACTTTTCTAATAGCTTCTAAAATGACTTCTTTTGTAAAAGGAATTGCCATAGTTATATTCTTTCTTTATAAATAGCGATTAGTCGTGGTAGTTAATGAATCTACGCAAAGCCTTAGCCTTGGTGCTACCTTTGTCTTTCATGCTACTTAACTTTGTTCTTACTTTTGATATTTTAATCTTACCATCCTCACCTTTTAAGCTAGAGTCTCTAGATAATATACCCGGGTTCATAGCATCGTGGGGTCCTTCTGTCATTACGTAACGGTCACCTTCCTTTCTAGCTTCCCCTCTTTTAATTAAACTGTTCCATAATGCTGCTGCATCTGGGGTTTGATGGGCGTCTGAATATAATGGTCCTAGTTTATTGTGAGCTAGTCTGTACAGCTCTTTCCCGATTCCGTACCCTCTATAGTCTTTCTGTACTATTACTGAATCTACTTGATAGGAATCTCTGTAAGGTTTTAATCGTAATGCTCCTACTCTATTTCCATCGTAAGTTGCGAGTACCACTTTTACTCCGTTGATATCTTTGAGGTCAAAGTTAACGGTCTGTTCTTGCGTTTCTTCTGCAAGTACCTCTCTAATAATCTCTGTTAATTCTTTTCTAGTCATAGCTGTATAATGGAAACTACAAAAACATTATAGAAGGCCTCCTGATCTCCCTGACGTAGTTCTTCTTCGGATATCTGAGGTAGGAAGCTGCATCAGCTACTCTTATTGATTTCTCTACCTGCGGCAACAGCGTCTTTATGTGCTTTAGAGTTCTTATGAGCTGGTTTTTCTCCTCTGTCTCTCTTTGCTCTAATATTAGCCCATAGACCCGGTTTCTCTTCAGAAAGAACTTCTTCAATAAGCTCTCTCATAAAAGCGTACACATCGCTCTTAGTTTTCTTCTTGTTGAAAGCGTCCTTTGTCATCTAAATCTATTTTAATTACCAAGTCTCCTTCTCCTTTGATGACTCGGTGCCATTCATGCCTTAATATAAATAGGATGTCTCCAACCTCTAATTCATATGGTAGTTCGTTATCATACTGAAAGCCCCATCCTTTACCTGATTCTAATACTGTTATAAGCCTGTCCTCGTCATCTTGATGCCATTTTAGTTCATCAGGATCTACGTCAGAAGAGAAACTTCTAACTATACAGTTTTTGGTTACAGAGAGATTCTGGTAAGGTCTACCAGTATCCTCCAAAGCTTGATTTGAGTCCGAGTAAGCTTGCATATCTTGGTAGTCGGCAAGACCAGTATCCTGATTTTGTCTTGTCTTTCTTAGTTGCACAATTATGTCTTGCGGCAAAACTTCTTCTTGCCTCTGCGTTATTGATTTTAGCTTTTAGTCCTGTTGTTCCTCCAAAGCTTACCTTAACCACTTTTCCGGTTTTCGGATTCTTTGTATAAACGAAGAATTTCTTAGATCCACCTCTCTGAGGTTTGTTTAATTTAACTTCTTTCCCTTGATACTTAGCTTCATCTACCCTAACACCGTCGACATATCTTACAAATCCCTTATCAGCTTTAACAGTACCTGCTAGTTGCTTTTCAATATCATCTAGTATTTGAGCGATATTTTTTTCAGCAGCTGCGCTGCTAGCAGCTCTCATTAATTTCCTGACTAAGGTCTTCTTTTGATCTGTATCTAGCTTAGCTTCAGTTAAAGCTTCAGCATTTTTTTCGATAAAGTCTTTAAATGCGTCAGCTGCTTTTCTTGCTGTACCCGATAAGCTTTCAATATATGAGTCTAAACTACCGGCTTTATAGTGCTCTAACATTTTATCAAAGATGTTAGCCCATGTTGCTAAGTACTTTTGGAGAGTATCGCTGTATCCTTTATATTCAGAAACTGTTCCTTCTTGATAGATGGTTAAATCTACAACCCAAACATCTGTGTTAGTACCTTGAATTTCTCTATAGGTATCTTGACCGGTTAGTATCGTATATTTCTTTGTACCTTCTTCCTTATATTCTGCGATGATAGGCATTACTGCGGATACATCAGCGTTAGGATTCATATCCTCTTCTTCAGATAGGTACTGGGATATTGATGCTACATCTATAGTATAAGCTGCGCCTCCTGCTGCTTTTCCTTTACTCGCCATATCTAACCATACGTTGTATGGTTCCATATTCTTCTTTTGAGCTTCAGCGTTGACTACTGATACGATGGTTTGATTTTGCTTAGCAGCGTTCCATGCTTGAGTATATTCAGTAGTTTGTGGTTCAGTTACTACTACATTCTCTACCATCGGAAAATCTAAAGGTACTTTTTGACCTTCGTACATTCCGTACTCTCCTACTTCGGTCTCAAATAAGAGTTCCATATCCTCTAAACATAACTCGGTTAGTATACCTTTATTCAACAGGTGACGAGCTTGCTTGATGGTTGAAAAGTAGTTTTCTGAACCTGGACGGTATACGTTTTCGTATAACGGTGTTTTGGTGTCTAAGTGGTACCTTAGACCTTCCGTCAGTACTTCTGTTAATTTAGATTCTGTTAAAAGCATGAAGTATTTCTTTATAAATAGCTATTCTAAATGCTCTTTTAGATGCTTAAGGTATTCGTTCATACCTGTAATGAGTTGTTGTTTTTGTTTTTGGGAATTTCCTTTCCAGTCTTCTACATCTCCTTCTTCAGTAACAAAGGTCATAGTCTCATTTAAAGACTCTTCTACCCAGGATTCCAATCCTGTAGCCCATGCTTCGATATTTCCTTTCATCATCTGCTTTTCGTACTCTTCATAAAGTCCTGCTTTACGTAGATCAGCTTCCATATCTACAACACAATCAAAACACATTTTATGAATCTTGTACATCTTCTTTGCTAGATGATGCTTCATAGATCCACTACATTTTGGACAGGTTAAAGGAACTTGGTAAGCTTTTTTAGCTTGATCTAACTTAGTTATATTTTGTCTAACACCGTTTTTGATAGTCCAGGTTCTACCATCTTCTTCCCAGATGTCTCCTTCGCTATGCTTTTCTCTCTTCTTAGAGTACCCTGTTCCGATTACCGTACGGCTGGTATAATCTTTTTGAATTAAATTTCGAGCTCTTTGTACGTCTCTTTGACTAAACTCCTTCTTTAGTTGACTCTCCTCCATCTTCTTTATATAACTTTCTTAACCTTTCCAATATTGGATCAATTGATTTCGTATTCTCGGGATGATATATACCTATCCCACCTGCATCGTTCCAAGAATCTACTGTAGTTTTTTTATCATCTATTAATATAGGAATAAATCCATTCGCTACATCCTTCTTTGCTTCTAGATGTTTATCCTCTGCTACTCTAAATATAATATCGCTTAAGCTAATTCCAAGATGCTTACCTGCCCAAGATGCTTTACCTTCTTTAGAGGGTGCATCTAACTCTCCTGTGCTTTTATCAATTGGAGGTGCTGTTAGCAGTTTAGGATTATGTTGCTTTATACTGTTCCATAGAGTTAATCCTGAGGGTGTCCATGGCATGGTTGCCCAAAACCCGCTTCCATGATTATGTATTCTGCTCCAAAATCCTGCACGACCAAATCTCTCCTTTGCTTGATCTGGTGTCATTCCGAATAGGTGGTCATACTGTTCCCTAAAATCACACAGCACTCCGTCCATATCACAATACAGACGATACTTGGTTAACTCAGGATGCAACTCTTCCTTTGTAACTTCAAATAAATCTAATAGACTACTCTGCATTAGCGTTAACTTGTTCCTTATTTGAATTCTCCCAATCTCTAAATAAGAAGCTTCCTTTAGCGTGTGCTTCTTGTTCAATCTCTTTCAGATTTTCATCTGCATGTACATCTGTAGTATAGAAAGTCAAATCCTTTCCTTCTAGGTTTTGCATATGATGGACAAGTTCGTGGCAGAAACTTCTTAAGACGTCTTTAGGATGACGTCCTGTTGCGTACAGTACGATTTCTTTATTTTGAGGATCGTAGTATCCGGTTCTACCGAATAAGTTAGCAGCATTTTCTTCATCGTGTCTAACTTTAACTTCGGGTATTGGTGTTACTTTCATACCTTTCCCTATACAGTATTCCAGTATAGAAGCTATGTGCGGAGTAAAATCAAAAGATTGCTCTCCAGCTTGTTCTGGTAATTGTGCCTGGTGAGGTGTCCAATCTTGTTGATGATTCTTGTTTTTATCAAAGTAAGGAATAGACACCTTTATGTGGTCTTGTCTATATTCAACATCGAAATCTGCGGGAAGTACTCTCTGTAAGTATTCCGTATAGTTTTGTAATCTCTGTCTTTCTTTTGAAGGTAGAACTGCAATTGGTGCAACAGGAGAGCCTTTAGTAATCTCTTCTAGTACCTCGGGCTGAGGTTCGATTTCACCTGATAATACTTTATCTACTGTTTCTGATAAAGCTCTATTGTAAGCCTGTTCTACTGCTTCTTCGAAAAGATTTGTGGGTTTCATAGTTTAATCTTAGTTGGATAACTATTATAAATAGGTTCCGTAGTCGGGTTATCTAATTCGTAGAGTTTATAGATGGTCTTGAATAAATCGAAGTTAGCATCGATATCTACTGCTTCTTTAACTTCCCATCCTTTACCTTGAATCACTCCTGCTTTTTTAGCTGGTCCTCTTTTTGCAGATTTAACCCAGAGAATTCCTGTTCTATCAATCTTCTGACCGAACATCTCTTCCCAGGCTTTAGCGTAAGCAGATAGCTGTAGGTCGTATGAACGGTGTAAATTGTTTGAAGTTTTTAAATCAATCAACCACACCTCTCCATCGATCTTGCAAACTAAATCGGCAGTACCTGCATACTTGTGTTTATCTGAGAATGTAAATTCCTCTACTGCAATAATTTCCGGTTTATACGTCTGTAGGAATTCTGCTACTTTTAAAATCATTTTCCATACAGTCAGATTATACTTTGCATTACCGTAGTCATCCATCCATACAATCTCCTTACCTGCAATAAGATCTTCCATTGCATTATGAACTGCAGTACCTTCATCAGCTGCTTTCTTCATAATGAGATCAGCATTATGTCCAACATCCTTCAACCAGTTATCGAAGAACTTATTCTTCGGCATATACTGCAGCACAGTTGTAACTGAAGGGTAGTATACTCCTTCTTCTTTCTTATACACTCGACGATCTAGGAATGTAATCTGTTCTAATTCTCCATCGAACATTAAGTTCTTTCTTTTATGTTCGTATAGAACATTTGCTCCTTTATATATCATGTAAATTGTAATTTATATTTTAGAAGATCGCTAAAGGTCATCTCTTCAGCCTGCTGTACTAGTTTTGTAAAATTAGCGAATCCCATCTCACTTGGGTCTTTATCTAACATATTAACGAAGAAGACTCGTTTACCCATTGATAGAAATTGCTCAGAATAGCTTACCGCTTTTTTCTCTGCATCTTTATCTAACGCTATATAGATATCTTGAACTTTAGAGGAAACTAATTTCTTCATTAAGCTCTTAGATAATGTCTTGCCTAAGATCGGAACAGCGTTACGCTTAACAGCCATAGCGTCGAAGACTCCTTCAACTAAAACTAAAGGCTGATCCCAGTTAATCATATTCTCGAATACTACTATATCTTTAGAGGCAGAAGGATTCTTATACTTCATAAAAGCATCTTCGAATGTTCTACCTACGAAAAAGTTTAAGTTATTATTCTCGTCGTAAGATGGTATGATGATTCTACCTGCGTAGTCTCCGGTCATACAGTAACCTATGTTATACTTGACAAAGTCGTTGTCTGTTAAACCTCTTTTATAGAGGTAGCGTCTAACTTTATTAGCAATAAAAGAAGTAGTTGATGCCGAGTGTAGTGGTTGGAATTCTTTAGGCAATTCAACTACCTCAAGGTCATGGTAGGTAATTCGTTCTCCCTTTTTAACGTACTTCAGTACTTCAATAGCTTCTTCTTTTCCGATCTTCATTTGACGGAGCAGAGATTTTATAGTACGTCCTCGAGTATTACATACCCAACATTCCCAAGGATTATGTCCGTTTTCATCAGACATCATCTTAATCTCGAGCTTAGGTTTACGGTGATTACAAAACGGGCAATGAAAAGCATAATTTTCTCTTGCTCGTTTATGAGATTTACCTAAAACATTTTCAACTGCATTTAATAGCAATCCGTTCTCCATAGAGAGTATAACTAGTTAGACCTTAAATATACGAATTTATATCCGTAAATCCAACTTAATAGTCGATTAACTTTAGCTTGCCTTTTGCATCGACCATCACATTATCTCCTTGGATATCTGTTTCGTCTAACGGTATACCTGCTTTTTGAAAATCTATTCTTACTTGCTTGAAGAACTTTTGGAGTAAAGAAGGTAGGCCTTCTAATAATGAATCGTCCTTTGTTTCAATGTACTCTGTAATTTCCTGATGCTTATTGTCAATAGCTTTCTTAACCTGAGGCGGTACTGGGGATAGGAATGGAGAAGTGTACGTGCCTAGGTCCGGTGAGTGTACCTCTACATTCGAGATCGGGTTAAGAGATGGAAAAGATTTCCCTTCAGCTTTTTGAGCATGCTCTAACTCTACTTCATCAGTAGTAACTTTAATAACAGTACCTCCTTTCTTGTATACAGATCCATTTTGACCATGATCTACATAAGTCCATTCAGGGTCAAATCTATATTTGTCTAGTAAATCTGTATATGGATCCATTACAAAAAGTCTTTCTGGTAGAACTTACCTAAAATATTATCGTTTAGAAAATCTCGGTCTTCTAAAGCATCGTTGATAAATATATGCTTTATTTCGTAATAAGTCAACAGTTTCTTTGTTGGAACGAACTCTAAAATCTCTCTAGTCCAATCTCCAGGATTTGATTCTTTAACGAGAGCTTTGATTTCTGTTTGAGATCCATAGTAAGTCTTCCAGTCAGATTCTTTAACTACTTTCTTCTTAGCAGGTACTCTACCGCCGATACCGGCTGCTTTTCTCTCTTCTCTTAAAGCTTCTGTCTCCTTCTTACCTAACTTAACATTACGTTCGAAAAATAAAACTTTCTTTCCTATATACTTTTTCTTGGTAGGTATATGTACAACTCTATAGATGAACCCATATGTGCTTTCTGGCATGTCTGAGATTCCAGTAATGAGTTGATCTTTATACCTCCAGGTTACTGGGGTTATCATCATTATGCATCAAATTTTACTGCAAACGTCATATCGTTATACTGCGATTTCAGAATAGGCTGTCCTAGCTTTCCTACTGCAATTAACTCGTTTGCATCGTTATATAACCCGACTGTTGTAACATATGGTTGGAAATAACTTCCTGTTACATTGCCGTTGATTGAACCGCTCTCTGGTGTGTCTGTAAATGTTGATGGATTGAGAGAGAAGTTTAATTGAGATTGATTAGATCTACAATTATATGTATGTTCGTAAATAGTATGAGATCCTTTCCATGATAAAGATCCTGATCTTAGTACCTGTTCTTGTAACCTCTTAGCAGTAACAGATTTAGTTAAACTCAACATTCCATGACTGTAGAAGATGTTTCCTAAGTATTCTCCGTCAGCTATGGAAGCAGATTGGTATACCAGGTGATCTATAGTAGTTACAGCTTGACTTGAGCTTTCAAAATAGAAGTTAATTTGATCAGCACCGTTATCTTGAAATTGAACTGTACTTGCATCTACAGAATCTAATTGACTACCTCCTGGTAAGAAGGATAATGCTGCGAGGTCGGCGGATTCGCTTATAATATTTACCTGTTTACTACCGGCTGAGAGGTAAAACGGAGACTGCCCGTCTGCTCCAGCCCACTCTATCTTTGATAAACTACCCGTAAAACTTACTAAAGGTACTGCAAGTAACATAGTAACAGGATCTGATATACTGTCCAGTTCAACGGACTCTGTAACTTGAAAATTCGTAGTTACTATGTCATCTGATGATGAAATTACTTGATTATATGTAACTGCTCCTGAGGCGAATAAGTTACCTTCCCCGTCATCTGTAATATGAAATACCGATCCAGAATTAAATTCAAACGTACCTGGTTTGATATTCTCTCCGTATAGAAATTGTGGGATGGAAATAATAGCTACATTATCTTCTAAGCTCTTAGTGAAGAATAAAGTAGACTGATTAAAGTTTTCAAAGCTTCCGCTTTCGTAAGAAGCAGAATAGTTTGAGTAGTACAGTTGCTTTACTGAACTATGAAACCTGTTTAAATTGGTAGGGATTATATCTCCAGATCTAGA